CTTCCATCAAGGCCGACAAGCTTTCGAACCGTCCCGGCCAGAATGCACTAGGCAAGGGCCTAAAGAACGAAACCAAAGACCCGAATGCCACTGGCGTTTTCGCTGATCACATTTGGCGATGGTTGGAATACGGAACCCAAGTTCGAAAGACCAAGGCTGGTGCGAACCGCGGCGAAGGTCCCGCCATTCCCCACATCTTCCCGACCTATCGGGCAAACAAGGCACGCATCCGCCGATCGATGGCAGCTGCTGTTCGCAAGGCGGTACGATCCGTCAAAACGAAATAACCCCGCCATTACAGGAGATCCCCATGGCTAAGGCGACTACCATCAAGGGCGGGAAGTTCCGCGTCCTTCTCGGCAACGATGCCTCTCCGATCGTCTACACCGCCCCTTGCGGTTTTACGCAGCGATCGATCACCCTCAACAAGGCTCTGGAAGAGGTCAACATTCCAGACTGTGATGATCCTGACAAGATCGACTGGCTTGGCCGCGACGCTACCAGCCTTTCCATGTCGATCAGCGGCGAAGGCGTCCTGGCGTCGGAAAGCGTCGAGACCTGGCTGGATGCATTCGAGAGCATCGAGAGCGTCCCGGTGAAGGTGGAATGGGAGTTCCCGGCCAAGACCATCACCTGGACTGGCGCCATGCACCTCGAAAGTGTCGAGGCTGGCGCTGCGAATGCAGGGCGTGCCACGCTTAACGTCTCGATGCAGAGCGATGGCGAAATGGTTCGCGTTGTCACTCCGGTCACCCCGTAATGAGCAGAGACGGCTCTTGCGAGATCGCCTTCGACGGCCGGCGGACGCTGTTCAAGCTGGCTTGGCGCGAGCTGATGAAAATCCAGGAGGCCTGCGATGCCGGCCCCTATGTGGTTCTTGATCGGCTCCTATCCGGCAGGTGGCGGCTTCAGGATATTTCCGAGGTCATCAAGTGGGGGCTGATCGGCGGGGGAATGCCGCAGGCAGATGCCCTGAAGCTGGTCGAGAGCGAGGTGGAAGGTCGCCGCCCGATCGAAAACCTCATCATCGCTCAGACGATCCTGGGCGCTGGTCTTGTTGGCGCTCCGGAGGAAGACGTCGGAAAAAAATCAGAGGCGGCAAATCAGGAGGAGACATTCCTCTCCCCAACGGAAAGCTCCGGTTTGCCGCCATCATCGGAAACGGGATAGCGATGGGAATGTCGCCGGCGGAAACGCTGGCGTGTTCCGTGTTTGAGTTTATGGCCGCTCTGGATGGCTTCTCGCAAGCGAACGATCCAGAAGGCGACAAGAAACTGAGCGAGTCCGAGAAGGACGATCTCTGGAACTGGCTGGACGAGAAATCCAATGGCGACTGACAATGAACAACTGGTGCTGAGCATCAGCGCCGACGTGCGCCAGATCCAGCGGCAGATGAAAAGCCTGGTCGGGCAAACGCAGCGCGACACCAAGGCAATCGAGAACGCCTTTAGCGGTATCGACAAGACCGCCTCGGGTGCATTTGCAGGTGTTGCAGCCAACAGCAACAGGGCGTTCACAACTGGTGAGCAGGCTTCCAAGAGGTTTTCGGCCGCAGTCAAGGCATCTGGGGCTCAGACATCTAACATGGCCTATCAGTTGCAAGACATCGGCGTCAGCTTGGCGGGCGGACAGTCGCCTTTTCTGATCGCCATCCAGCAGCTTTCGCAAATGAATCTCGGCGCTATGGGCGTCCGTGGTACGCTTACAGCTATTGGAGGCGCTGCTGCCTCCATCCTCAGCCCAATCAACGCGGTTGGCCTCGCTGCTATCGCCTTGATCGGCTATTCGGTGCAGTATTTTTCCGAATGGCTGTCGAGCGGCAAGGCCACAAGCGCCGAGATTGAGAAGCAGGCAGCACTCGTCCAGAAAGTGGCTGATGAGTATGGCGCGGCTGTCCCGGCTCTTCGCGAATATGCAGATCAGCTTGAGCGGGCTGCCAATGCTGCCGATCGTATGGAGGCGCTGAAGGCAACTCGCCTCAATGTCGAGAGTAACTTCGCCCAGGTGTTCGAGGGCGTCACCGATGAGATCACAAACACGATTGCGCTGATCCCGGACGGAAACCGGGAGTTTGGTGCCCTTGCCTCGAAGATCAACTCTAATTCGCAGACGGCCGATGACTTTCAGCGCGTCATTGCTGAGCTGAACAAGGTTTTTGAGGCGACGGGGTCGAAATCGGTTCGCGCGGCGATTGATGCGCTTGAGGGGCTGCAGGCGGCATCCGAGAAAACCGCGAAGCAGCTGAAGAACATCGACAGCAACATGAACACGGTCACACTTTCCTTGGAGCAAGGGAAGAATATGGCGGCCGCCCTCACAAGCCAGCTTCTCGGGCTTGGCACCGGAGGGGCTGGCGCCATCAAGCAGATTGCTGGCGCCGTGACCAACTATCTGGGGCCGGCCATGCAGGCGGCTTCTGGCTTTGCCGACACATTCAACAAGAACTTGGAGGCTGTCGGAAAATCACAAGGCGCGGCATCTAGCCTGCTTCGCAATTTCGAAGGCTTCTCACCCAAGGCTTATTGGGATGTTAACGCTTATCGCACCGGCTTCGGTAGCGATACGACCACCAGGGCAGACGGCTCGATTGAGCGCGTGACCAAGGATACGGTGGTAACGCTGGAAGATGCGGAGCGCGACCTGTCCCGGCGCATAGCGGAGTTCCAGGACGGCATCCAGAAAGCGATCGGCATCGATACCTGGAAGAGCCTATCCGAGGCGCAGCAAGCAGCCCTCACATCTATCGCTTACAATTATGGCTCTCTGCCCGACAGCATCGTGAAGGCCATCCAAGGCGGTGGCGGTCCAGAGAAGGTGGCAACCGCAATCGCTGCCTTGACCTCTAACCCTAAGCGGAGAAAGCAGGAGGCGGAGTCCTACCTGTCCGGCACAGGCGTCTCGATGTCGGAGGCGGGCCTTGGAAACAAGCAGAGCCCTGCCGATGTCTTCAAGGGCGACATCACCCAGGTTCAGAAGCGCATCGACGTGCTGAACGCGGAATATGCGGCGCAGGCAAAGCTAAACCCGCTGATCGACGACTACGGCTACTCGGTCGAGAAGGCTAGGATCCAGCAGCAGCTTTTGTCGGAGGCACAAAAGGCCGGGGTGACGGTCACTCCTGAAATAGCAGCAAGCATCGAAACTTTAGCCGAAAACTACGCTCGTGCATCCGCAGCTAGCGACCAGCTGCGGGATTCGCAGCAACGCGTAGCCGAGACAAACAGCGAGTTCAGACAGTTTGGCCGTGGCCTTGCAGGCGGGTTCATCGATGATCTTCGTGCCGGGAAATCTGCGGCGGATGCACTCGCGAATGCTCTCGATAAGGTAGCCGACAAGCTGCTGGACATGGCGCTTGATAGCTTCTTTGGCATCGGAGCCAAGGGTGGCGGCGGCCTCTTTGGCGGCGGCCTGCTCGGTGGCGCGATCATTCCGGGCATCCTTCACTCTGGCGGCGTCGCTGGTAGTGACGGCTACGGCCATGGTCGCTCGGTTTCACCGTCTGCCTTCAGTGGTGCCAGGCGGTATCACACTGGCACAATGTCTGCCGGTGGCCCCGCCCTGCGTCCAGGGGAGGTTCCAGCAATTCTTGAACGCGGCGAAGTAGTTCTTCCTCGGGGCTCTCGGGCAGGCGGCGGGTCCTCTTTCGCCCCAACCTATAACATTGACGCACGAGGTGCCGACCAAGCGGCTGTAGCTCGTCTGGAGCGTGGCCTTCAGGAACGGGACCGGACAGAAAGCAAGCGTGTCTCAGGAAGATTGAAGCAGCAGGATAAGCGGAGAACAAGGGCCTAATGGCAAGACTGCTATCTTGGCCCAATGGCCTACGCTGGAACCGATGGAAGTGGCTATCCGGCCCGGAATCTGTCGGTGCATCTGCCGACACGACTATCGGTGATTTCACGCAAACCATGGCAACACCATTCGGTGCTCGTCATGTCCAGCTTTCCTTTCCGCCGATGCGAGGCAAGGTGGCGCGCCGGGCTCGGGGATTGGTGACGGCACTGCACAAGGGCGCCAATGCTGTACGCGTTTCGCTCTGTGACTGGGATGGGCTTCCATTCGATGAGGCTGGGGTGAATGCCACGCAGCAACAGCGGCAGGCTGGAATTCCGTGGTCGAATGGCATGCCGTGGGGCAACGGCCAGAACTGGAAGCTGACCAAGCCGAACGTCCCTGTCATGGCAGCAGCGGCGCGCGGCGCCTCTATCGTTAGCCTCGGGGACTCGTTCTGGGGTCATGATCTCGGCATGGGCGACTGGATCGGGTTCTTCCCATTCCATTTCGGGCACTATGAGGTGACGGAGGTTTTGGATGAGGGGCAATACCGCATTTGGCCGCCGCTGCGTGCGCCACTCGTTGCTGGCGACTATGCAACCCTCTATCCTGTCATGGCCATGCGCCTGAAGGCCGACAATCTGCCGGATGCTGAGCGTGGTCCCTCATTCGTCGAGAACCTGACAATCTCGCTCTTTGAGGTGTTCGACTACGACGTGCGCGACTACTTCGGAGATTGAGCGAGATGGTCCGAACCACTGAGGACGTCATCGGCATGAAGCGCCGTGATCTCGCGGCTGTCCACGCTTCTGAATTGAATGCAGCTCTCTTCCCCAATCCCGAACGAGGCGACGATGCTCTCTCCGAAGGTGAGAAGTTAGCCATTCAGGAGGCTGTCGCTGCTCTCGTGCATCTTCACCGGCAAGAACTTGCAGCGTGGATTGCCGCTAACGCTTGAAGGCTATCCCCGTTGCGATAAGGGCGGACCAACAATTTTTGACTATGGCAGCCGGGTCGTTGACAACCTGGACCGAATGGACGGCATTGTACCCCTTGGATGACGCCTCCTGCTTCATCAAGGCTATAGCATTTTCCCGGCTCGGCTCGGGGTCCCACATTTTGTTTTTGCAGGAGTGGCCTGAAACTCGTTCAGCCGTCGAGCTAAGGGGTGGCCCTGTATCAACAAGAGCAACTGTCGCGGTATCCGTAACGGTCTTCTTTGGATCAACCCACGTACGGGCCAAGCCAACATCAGAATTGTGAGCCGTTGTTCCGCAGCCAGTTAGCGATGTTGCTGCAACAGCCAGTATCAAAGCTCTTCTCATTTACCCTACCCCCTAGTTTCCAGCTGAACATTCGTCGGCTGTGACGCGGAGTCAAGATGGCATCAATATTCAATGAGACCGACCGCGCGCTCCTGCGCCGGCCGCACATCTCCCGCGTCTGGTTTGCTGAGCTGGATCTGCCGTCCGGGCTTGCATACCTGCACAGCGGCGCTGGGCGAGTCACTGTCGGCGGGCATGAATGGCGCGGCATCACTGACCCTGGCGGGCAGCAGCTCGTGTCCATAGGTGCTGTAGAGGAGCCACGCTTCGGGGTGGCGGCCAAGCTGGATATCGTCATCTCCGGTGTGAACATCGCATTCCTCCGTTCGGTGAAGGATACCGCGAGAGAGTTGGAGGGCCGTAGCGCCAATATCTATTGGTGTGCCTTCGATAGGAGACGGCCGAGCCATGGTCGGGCGGCATGAAAAAGCTCTGGCCCGGCAAGCTATCATCGCCTGTCATCCGATGGGCCGGCTCTGGTGTTCGCACTGTGTCGTTCTCGATCGAGGGTCCATGGCAGAGCCAAAGCTATCCGTTCGGTGGCAAGTGGAACCCTGCGGATCAGCGCCGCCGATATACCGGCGACAAGGGCTTGGATTTCGTGGGCGTGAAAGTGCAGGAGCTAATCAAGGCATGATGACGGCCGAAGAAATGGCCGCGCGTGCCAACACCTATGCTGAGGAAGCTTTCGAGCGGCCGATGGTCTGGGGCGAAAGTGACTGTACCGCATGGGCTCGCGCCTGGGTGGAGAGTGTCACAGGGCGCCGGATACGCCTGCCGAAATGGAGCAGCCGCGACGATGCTGTGGAGCATATTGGCAAGGCGGGTTCGCTTGAAGCCCTATGGTCTCGCGCTCTCGATGCGTATGGCCTGCCAGAACAGTTGCGCGACCCGCAGCCGGGAGACGTGGGTATCATTGATACGCATCTCGCCGGCCAGATCGGGGGCATCTTCTTAAATCACGGCATCTTCGCCTGGCGGGCCGAACCTGCCGGGGTGCGCCTCATCCGGCCGCGCTCAAGAACCATCGTCAAGGTATGGGCTATCCAGTGAAGTTTTTCCGACATGTCATGCTCTCGTCGGCAGCTTACGCTGCGGCGACGATGCCCGCGCATGCGGAACCAGTGAGTTTCGCTATTTTCTCCGCGCTCTACACCATTGGCATTCCAGGCGCGATTGCCAACGCGATTTCGCTTATCGCCCTTCCGGCGCTTGCGGTCGGCACGTCGCTTGCCATGGGCGCGCAGAAGGCCCCGAGCATCAAGGCCTCCGATGCAAAGAGCACGTTCGAATCTGAAGAAGCTCAGGTTATCGAGGGCATTGGGCGCGTCCGGATTGGCGGTCTCAAGGCTTTCGGCAATTCCGATGGCTCTACCCGCGCGCGGCTGGTGTGTCGTTTGCAGGGACCGATCGACGCGGTTGAGGAATACTTCATCGGCGGTCGGGAAGTCACGGTTGAGGACAATGGCAATGTCAGCTCGCCCCCATGGGCTCGTGCTGGCGGCTCTTGGGCAAATTGGAAGGACAAGGTAGGGACCGGCAGCGAGACCGCATGGGCCAGCCTCATGTCGCTATTCCCATCGCTATGGACGGCAGACCACCGCGTCCGAGGCATCGCTCAGTCTCTGATCCTTTGGTACAACCCCGGCCTGAAGGAAACGAAGTATTTCACACTCTACCAGGGCGGCGTTCCGGATACGGAGCAGGTCGTTCGAGCGTCCAAGATCTACGATCCGAGAGACCCTGATCAGACGGCCACCAACCGTTCGACATGGAAGTGGAACGATAACGGCATTCTCGCCTGCGCCCATGTGCTGCGACGAGACCCGGCTTTTGCATCCAGCATGTTCGACTGGACATTGATTGCAGCGCAAGCAACCAAGGCTGATCAGCTCATTGCGACCAAGACCGGCACTGAGAAGCGATCCCGCGCGTGGGGCATTTGGGGTTGGGAGACGGCACGCTCCGACGTGATGCAGCAACTGATGGATTCTGCTGGCTGCGAATTGCGGATCACAGACGCCGGCAAGATCTGGTTTCAGCTTGTCGACGACGTGCATTCTTCAGAGATCGCATTCACTCCGAAGGATGGTTACGAGATTACCTGGCGCAGCGGGCCAGAGGCGGTCGAGCGGCCGAACATATGCAGGGTCAATTACTACTCACCGGAGCGAAACTACGAGTCTGCCGAAATCGACATGACTGGAATTGCCTGGGCGAGCGTCGAGGATGAGGTTACTCGCTATGGTGCGAAGTATTTCGACATCGATCTGACCTTCTGCCCCTCGGCAAGCCAGGCACAGCGCATTGCCCGCCGCAAATTCCTGCAGGCGAGAGCCGATACCGGCGTCTTGAACGCCGACATGGTTGGGCTGGCGGCTTGGGGATTGCTTTACGGATCGGTCGAGCTGCCAGATCTGGGCGATGTGCTTCCGGTTCGGATGGAGGCGCCGCGGATCGACGATGATCAGGGGATGGTGGAGATACCATTTTCCGTATGGCCGACCCTTCCGGCATGGAACCCTACGACGGACGAAGCTGCCGCGCCCGAACCTATCCCGGACTTTGGCTTCGAGACCAACTTGGAAACTCCTGACGCTCCTACAGCAGTGACCCAAGTCATATACCCGGATGGAGCCGGGGAGGTGCGCCTTGTGTTTCCGCACCCCGACGGCGACGTTGATGTGATCGAAGCCAACTTCAGAACCTACACGGGCGGGCTGCCTGACCCTTGGCAGTCAATGACAGAGGGCGCCTCAGGAACATTCGGCTATCAAGCCGGAATGTATACCGGCGTGCAGGTCGATGGCCGGGTACGCGCTTTCAGCGGCGACGAGGGGAGCTACTTCTCCGATCTGTTCACCGGGACAGTCGGGATCAATAACGCCGCTCCTGGAGCGCCAACGGGCCTTACAGGCGGTGCAACGGTCGTTCTCCAGGACGCCGTGCTGAACATCACAGTCACTGCCCCAGAGATGCGCGCAGCATCCATCCGTCTGGAAAGCCGGACGCCCTCACTTAGCCCAGCTTGGTCGCTTGTTGATCGCAAGAACGTCAGGCCGGGGCAGAGCGTGCCATTCGAGCATACCGTCAGCGCAGGTGGCGGTGGCGGCGCGGTGGAGTGGCGTCTTCAGACCTTAACCAGCGACGGTACTGGCGGCCCTTACCTGACCTACGCCGAAACCGTCCCGCCCTTCGAACACGACTAATACACAACATCAAGGATGTCTTAGATGCCACTTGGTCTCACATACCGAGGCGTGGACGTATTTGCGCCCACGGACGAGAACGGCAATGCGCGGTCGGTAGCCAATCAGCAGGCGCAGGTTCACTCCACGGAGCTGGAGCGAGCCATCGGCTCCTTGATTGGCGGAGTGCTGATCGGAAACACGGTCATCTACCAGACCCGCGCAGCCTTGTTCGCTGACTTGGCGCATCCCGCTAATCGGCTCGGTATCGTCTACGGCGACAGCAACCCCGCCTACAACGGCATCTACGCAAAGGTAGGCGCGTCAGGCACTGGTAGCTGGACGCTGACAAACCTCGCTCTGCCGTCGACCTTCGCAGCTGATCTTTCCGCCGTAATTTCGGCCCAAGCGGCGTCACAGGCGGAGGTCACAGAGGCGCGTGGCGGCTACAGCGACCTTGCGGAACGTCTTCAGGCTCTCGCTGCAGCCATCGCCGCTGGGGGCGGTGAGGCTGGCGAGGCTATTGCCGCGTTAGAGCAGTTGCTTGCAGCAGAAGTGGCCGCACGCCAGCAGGCTCTCCAAGAGGAGATCGGCGCGCGCGAAGACGCTGACGGTACTCTGGCCTCCACCATAGCTGCTGAAGCGCAAACACGGGCACAGGCGATCAGCGCCGAGCAACTGGCCCGCACACAGGCGATCCAGGATGAAATTGAAGACCGACAGCAGGCCATCAGCGCTGAGGCGCAAACACGGGCAGAAGCCGATCAGACAGAGCAGTTAGCGCGCGCGCAGGCGATCGCCGATGAACAAGAGGCTCGCTCCACCGCAGATGACGTCCATGATAAACAGATCTACGCCTTCGGCACGAGGCAGATGGTTGATCTGGCGAAAAAGTATGCGCGTTCCGGCTATGACATTGTTAAGTTCGGAACGTCGGGGCGGATCATCTCGGCTTTGCGAAGGCACGACAACGTTTGGGTCATCGGCTCCGGGATCGAGACGCCTGACATTCTTATTGATTCATCCGCCAAATTGAACCGAAGCGGCGTTGTGGGGGGCACTGTCGATAAAGATGGTCGCCTCATCCAAGGCCAGCGGCCACGCGAAAAGCTGCACGAGTTCGGAGCGGACGGGATCAAGACCCGCCATCAGGCTTGGCAAGGCCTGCCGAAAGGGCGCTTCTCCCGCTCGCAGTTCCCATCGGCAGAGATTGGTGGGGATGGTCGCATTATCCACGGCGCAAGTCGGGACGGCATTCTCTACTTCCATGGGGCAACTGTCGTTCGAGGTGACGAGGATGGCGCGCTGGCCGAAGACTATATCGTCTACAGCCAGGCGCAGGGGTCGGAGACGCATATCTTCTCTGAGCGCAAGCGTGACGGCCGCCGCCTTCGTCTCTCCAATCTCGGCGCAAACCACTACGACCCGCAGATCACACGTGACGGCAAGGTCATCTGGACGTCGGATGGCGTTCTGTTGTCGTCTCCCATCGACGCTGCGGCTCAGCACCGTGTCTTGGCGCGCTCCGAGTTCATCGGAGTGGGGGATAGCCTGACGGCGCAGAATTACGGAGCAGATCTCGCCACGCTTTCAGGCTTGCCATACCGCAACATTGGTCGGTCTGCGCAGACCAGCCTTGGATGTGCTGCGCGTTTCGGTGCTCGCCAGATGCGGCTTATCTCCGTTACGGGGCAAATCCCGGCTTCTGGCTCTGTGCAGGTTGATTCGCTGGACGGATTGGGTGTCCTGGACTTCTATGGCTCTGATACCGTCTCAGGGTTAGCGGGTACGGTTCTTGGCGTCCCTGTCACGCTCGGGTATGACGACACGACCAATGTCATGACGCTGACGCGCACCACGGCCGGATCGGCTATTTCTCTCCCTCCCGGCACACCATATATCTGGACGCAGATCGACAGTATTACTGCGCAACCGGTTCTCAACTCGGACGAGATGATCGGTGTTTTCTTCTTCGGCCGAAACAACGCCGATGTTCCCGATCAGATCTTCTCTGATTTCAAGGCCTGTGTCGCCTACCTGAAGACGCTCTCCAAGCGATATCTAATCATCCCGTTTATGCCTTCCAAGGGTGAAGTGACGGGGAGCGACCAGATCTACCGCAACTGGATCTACCTCATGGGGCTTTGCTTCCAGGAATGGCCCGATAACACGATCAACATGCGGAACGCCATGATTGCCTACGCGGGCAGTGAAGCCGCGTATTGGGCCAACCTCATGACGGCAGATGAAATCCACCCAACCGCCGCTGGCCGGTTAGCCATTGCAACGATCATCAACAATTTCCGCATTAGCAAAGGATGGTACTGACCATGGCTGGACCCTTCACCAAACTGCTCAACGTAGCCGGCGCAGGACCGCTCCTGTACCCCGACGCCATCATGGACGTTGGGACACTCTCGGTGATCGACTTTCTCGATACCTACACCTGGCCGAACGAGGTTTTCGTCACGCCTGTTAGCACGACTGCAGACTACAAGCAGTTCGATGCCAGTGGCGCGGAGTTTGAAGGGCCGCCTGTTCGTTTTGACTATCCGTTCGGGGTCAACGGTGGCGCGATCAGTTTTACCGGGACTAAGGGCCGCAACGTGATCTTGCCCGACTGCTGGAAGCTTGACACGGGCATGAAGCACTTCGCGATGGGTTTTTGGCTTCAGATGAATTCGACGATCCCAAACGGGTTTAACAACTTGATCGCCGGTTTCATTAGCGATGCGGGCGTCACGCAATGGGCCATCGGCCCGATCGGGAATTCCTCAAATGTCGTGGTCAATCTCAACCCATTTTTCCGGCGAGGAGGCGTGGCTTGGGATATGAGCTTCATCAGCACGCTTAACATTGCCGGCGACATTTTCAACAATGCCGTGAACCAGCTGGTTTTCGAATATGAAGAAAGCGCGGATGGGGTCACCTTCGTCATGCGCTTTTACCTTGACGGCCGCCTTCTCGCGACGTCGGGCGTTTTACAGACTTCAGCTGGCAATCCTTTCCTGCCGAAGGCCACGGCCGGCAAGGCAAAGATCGGATGCCCGGCAGGCTATAGCGGCGGCACCTTCACCGGCAGTTTCCGGCGTGCATGGTTTCAGGATCTGACGATTTCCAAGCGGGATATGATCGAGATGGTCAAGCTCGATTGGGCGGAAAACAATGGGAGGCTCGCATGAGCTTGGCACCTCGCGCCGTTTTTGGAAGAAATAGCGATGGACGCCTGATCGATACGACAGCCACCCTGGATGTTGTCTACGCTCAAGTCGCGGGCCCGACGACACCCAAGGGGCAATCCCTCGGCACGGCGGCGCGCCCTTATTCAGATGTTCGCGCTGGAGCGGCTACAATTGGCGGTGATGCTGAAACCCCCGTACTAACCCTAAATGGGCTGGCTTCTGTCAACAAAAATCTGGTTTTTTCCTCAGAGTCTTTTTCTCGATGGATTGTTCGCGTAGTTGCTGATGGCGTTGGCGGCGATTTGGAATTTGTGTCGCGTAACGATGACGGAACACCACGCAGCTCTTCGTTGAGGTTGTCGAGATCAACCGGCGTTGCTGTCTTCACTGCGCCGCCAAAGATCCCATCCTACACTGTCGCCACCCTGCCATTAGCGTCCGCGTATGCGCAATGCCTGGCCTATGTCTCAGACGGCACCAGCAACAAGCGCCTCGCGGTCTCAGACGGCACCAACTGGCGCTTCCCAGACGGCGCTATTGTTTCCTAACTCCCGACCAAAGGACCGCTTCAGATGGCTCTCGAAGACACAAATGTACCCTATGAAATCCTCGTCCGCTTTGGCACCGACGGCCTTCCGCGAGGCGCCCATTGCCAATACCTGCGGCGTGTCGTGCTCGATGGCGAGGTGCTGAAGGAAGAGATACAGCCCGCTCAACCAATCGACCTTGAAGGGTTCCCAACGTCGACCATCATGTCCGATGCGACCCGGGATGCGCTCGCGCAGGTGGCTATCCTGCGACGGGAGCGCGATGATCTGCAGGAGCAAATGGATCTTCTTGCGAAAGAGAACGAGGATTTGATTGCAGAGGCGGCAGCGCTTCGAACGAAAGACGATCTGTCCGTCTAACTGATCAACCCAAAGGACATCACCATGAACACGACCGGGCAGGTTCTGAAGTTACGCAACCCGGCGTGATTGGAGGTCAATCGTACCGGTGGCGGCTTCCAAGCATTTGAGGCCATCATAGGTCAAACGGTAAGGCTCTTCGGCAGCGCAAAGGCCAAGAGAAGCGAGTTCAAGAACGCAAATCACATGCTTGGAGCTTAGCCGTCGCGGCAGCTGGCCGGCGAGCATCCGTAGCGTCTCTATTTCGTCTGGAATCAATTCAGGCATAGCTCATCCGGCCGCCGATCTAGGCGTCGCGATGCATCTCGTCAATTAGCACCGGAGAATTTCATGAACACGACCGTGCAGGTTCTGCAGCGGCGCTTAATCGCGCTTGGCTATGACGTAGGCAAGGCGGGTGCCGATGGCATTCTCGGCCGCGCCACCACTGCCGCTATCGCGAAATTCCAGGCAGACCGGAAGCTGGATATTCAGTACCCCGGCACCATCGGTCCGAAGACGCTGGCGGCGCTGGATCTCGATCAGGAGCAACCGCTTCTCACGCCGCCCTGGATCACTCTCGCGAAAACGAAGATGGGTCTGCACGAGGTCCGCAATAACGCGGAGCTGAAAGCCTTCCTCAAGAGCGACGGCCACGCGCTGGGCGATCCGGCGAAGCTGCCATGGTGCGGAGATTTTGTCGAAACCTGCATCGCCGTTTCGCTGCCCAAGGAACTGATGATCAGCAACCCTTACTGGGCACTGAATTGGTTGAAGTTCGGGCGCGAGGTGCCGATCGCTAAGCCGGTGATGGGCGCGATCGGTGTCAAGACACGTGACGGTGGCGGGCACGTCTTCTTTGTGGTCGGCCATGACAAGACCTACGTGCACGCCCTCGGCGGCAACCAGAGCAACAGCATCAGCATCGTGAAGATCGCGAAGAAGGACGTGAAGGGGCTGCGGTTCCCTACGACCTATCCGATGCCCCAGCCTCTCCCCTTCAGCACCTTCACCGGCAAGCTTGCCGGCTCGGAAGCCTGATCAACCTCAACATCGAAACCATACGGAGAATTTCCCATGCCCAGGTACTCCCTGATCGGCTTGCTCGCCATTATAGGTGCTCTGCTGGTGCTTATGGTGCTGCCGGCTTATTCGCAGGTCATCGACGCGGAACCCGTCATCGCGCCTTCGTCTATATGGTTCAAGATTTGGACCGTCATTCAGCCCATCGTGGTCTTGCTTGTATCGACTGTCGGCCCGGTGCTCGTCACCTGGATTGCAGCCAGGATAATCGCCGTTCTCAACGTCACCGACGAAAAGCGAAAGCTTGAAATAGAGGCGAAGCTTCGCGATGCCCTGCATCAATCCGCCATGAACGGGCTGAAGGTTGCTCTCGCGAAAACGGGGATGACGGCCGACCTCATCATGAAATCGCCATTCGCCGCTGGTGACCTGCTCGCCGTGGCAAGCACCTACGTATCAGACAAAAATCCCGATGCCCTCAAGAAGCTTGCGGTCACACCGGACGCTCTACAGGATATCATCTTGTCAAAGGTGACGGATCTGGCGCGGAAGAATGGTTCCTGAAAGAGAAGGGCTGGCGCTACATAACCCACGCGAGTCCTGCCTTATTTTCACGCCTGTGGTGGTTCGGATACTAGTAGGCAAGGGCGGCGTGGTTAAAGGGAGGGGAGTGATGCAGCCATCTCCATCGGCGCAAGCTCAAAAGCATGATTTGACCACGTGCAAATAGCTATGCGACACTCCAATCATTGTGGTGCAGGATCGAAGATGGATCTCTCTGAGGACGAGCGGCTATTGCTGCAAAAGCTCAGTGGTGACGAGGAAGGCCTTCTAAAGACGAAGGCACGTCCAAGCGAAGTTGTGAATCGGCTTGCGCAAAAGCACGTCATTGTTAACGTACTGACGACTACGCTGAGTTCACCGGGCACGAGTGGAGGAACCTCTATCTGGAGGATCACCGACGCTGGGAGAGCCCTCGTCGAAAGTACGTCGAATGCTGACCGATCTGCCTGAAGCCAGAATAGCTGAGTTAGACGAAACTCTATCCATGCTTGGATTCAAGGCTTCGGTCTTAGTGGAGGAACGAGACGACCCTGTTACACAATTTTGCGCGCCTCTGTTCAAGAACGCTCGCACGATCGTGGACGGGATGGCTCAGCACATGAACCTTAGCGCCAAAATCTACTTCTGCCTCATCGTTGATGCGAACAAAGATTTTCAAGCTTGTGCGATGAAGCTGGGTGCTGACGAATACTGCATAGCGGTGTGGCTAGCAGTGCCACTTCGCACGTCGGCAATGACGTCAAGGCTGATGGCCACTATTTCAGGGAGGTCAATCCTAGGTATCACACCAGAAATTGAAACCGATCCCGTCGAAGCGCTTGGCAAGAATACCTTCGAAGCTTATCAGGCGCTTTCCTTCCTTCCAGCCATCGGCTTAGGAGCACAGTCAGACGAGCTTCGAAAACACGTCGATCTAGCGGCTTTCGAGTGGCTCGTATTGCATGAGCTCGGTCACATAGTGAACGGGCACCTTTCCACCGGCGCTTCACTAAACGGCCTAACCTATATACTCGAGGATGACCCATCTTCAGACCGCGACGGCAATTTGACGAGCCAAGCACTCGAATTGGATGCTGATTCCTTTGCCAACTTATTTGGTATTCAGAATGCGATG